AAAGGGCCAAGAAGCAATTAATGGAATTCTTGAGTTAGCACAAGAAAGTGAAATGCCTCGTGCTTATGAGGTTGCTGGACAACTTATTAAGAATGTTGCTGATGCTACAGACAAACTTATGGATCTCCAAAAGAAATTAAAAGACGTTGAGGAGGAAAAGCAAAAAGGACCAACAACAGTAAATAATGCTTTATTTGTAGGTTCCACAGCAGAATTGGCAAAACTTTTAAAACAGCAAACTCAAAATGAAGACCTTTAAACAGTTTCAAGAGGAGTGGAGTAATAAATATAAAAAGAGTATTGATTGCTCAAATCCAAAAGGATTTTCTCAACGTGCTCATTGTGCGGGAAGAAGAAAAAGAGCAAAAGGTGAGCATACTAAATCAAAACCGGTTGAATAATGCCCAAAATCAAGTCACATAAAACAGTTGAGCAAATTGCAAAGAAGCATCGTCTTGATGTTTCTTTCATACAGAAGCAACTTGATATGGGAGAACCTATTGAGCATGAACACACACAAGATCATGAACTTGCTAGAGATATTGCTCTTCAACATCTAGATGAAATTCCAGATTATTATACTCGTTTGAAAAAAATGGAGGCAGATGCTAAAAAGCATCATAAAAAATTTAAAGATATGAAAGAAGAAACAAAATCTGGTGACGAAACTCTTCGGGATTGGTTTAAAAAATCAAGCGGAAAAGATCCAAAAACGGGGAAAAAGGTGCCAGGTTGGAAACAAATTGGAGGACCTTTTGCTGGTGCTCCTTGCGCTCGTCAACCAGGACAAACTTCTACACCAAAATGTGGAAGTTCTAAAATGGCGGCAAATCTATCGGATGAAGAAGAGGATATGGCATTTAGAAGAAAAAATAGAAAAGATCCAAATCAACCAAAGAAGACTGGTGCTGCAAAACCAACCAACGTAAGAACTGAAGAAATGGATTTACAAGAAAAGAAAAAAGAAGGCAAAAAAGATGCTTGTTATAATAAAGTAAAGTCCAGATATGATGTTTGGCCCAGTGCATATGCTTCAGGAGCACTTGTAAAGTGTCGTAGGGTTGGTGCTGCAAATTGGGGAACTAAATCGGAGGCAACTATGCACGAAGAGGAGAGATATTGCCCTTTATGTAATAAAAGAGAAACAAGGTCCGAATGCTCTTATGGGGAAAAAGCGTGGGATAAAGTCTCGGTAAAAGATGAAGAATATTCAATGGCAAGATCAGAACTGAAAACTATTGAAGATGCTGTAAAAAGACTCAAAGCAAAAGTTGGTAAGGGTGAAGGTTCTTTGGAAGCATGGGTTCAATCAAAAATTACTAAAGCTGCAGATTACATTGACACAGCTGCTGATTATGTTGCAAGTGGAGAAAGTGATGTAGATGAGGCATTTAAGATGCCAGAAAAAATAGACCCTAAAGATCTGAGATTTTCTAGACGTTCTACACACATTAGAAATCTTTCTCAACAAGGATCTACTGAAGGTGAAAGACAAGCAGCAGAAAATAAAAGACAAGAACCAAAGATGCCTTTGGTGAGGAGGGGAGATACTAGTATTAGAAATATTAATGCTGGTTATGAACCTTCTTTAGTTGATAAAATTACAAATGAAATATTGGATGAAAAGTGCTGGACTGGTTATAAAAGAAAAAAAGGAACACCAGAATTTGCAAAAGGTTCTTGTGTAAAGAAAGAAGATGTGACGATTGAAGATGCTGATGGAAACACTTTTGCAGAAGTCATTGATATTATAAAACCAGAACCAATAAAAGGTTTTAAATCTCAAGTAGATGAAGCAACTCGTCTTCAAGCACAAACTGGAAATGTAATTGGCGTTACTCTTTCTTGGAGAGGAAAATATTATTCTCTTAAAATGTTTTTTCCTCAAGTAAAAACTCCATCTAAAAAAGAAATTTCTGATGAACTTCAGAAAGTTTATCCAGGATCTGTAGTTCTTTATCATTCAATTTCTGAAATTCAACTAGGACAACCATTAATTCAAATGGTAGGACCTCAAGGAGGGAGTGGGGCAAAATTAGGACCATCAAAGAATTATGTAAAAACTATGGGGGAAGATTGGCAATCTGTAAATCGTAAAGATAAAACTGATGGTATGAGTCAAGCAGCAGTTGATGAATATCGCCGCCAAAATAAAGATTCAAAACTTCAAACTGCGGTAACTGAAAAAAATCCAACAGGAAAAAGAGCATCTCGTCGCAAGTCATTTTGCAGCAGAATGAAAGGTCACAAAGCAAAAAATACGTCAGCAGAGACTGCAAGAGATCCAGATTCTAGAATTAATAAAGCACTACGTCGCTGGAATTGTAACTGATAATTGAGGATTTGTTATGGCAAATAATGATGTATATCTTGGTAATCCTTTATTAAAGAAGGCAAATACTACTCACGAATTTACTGAAGATCAGGTTCTTGAGATTGTCAAGTGCATGAATGATCCGGTTTATTTTGCAAATAATTATGTAAAAATTGTTACTCTTGATCATGGTTTGCAGACATTTAAACCATATCATTTTCAAGAAAAATTAATCACAAATTTCCACAAACACAGATTTAATATCTGTAAGATGCCTAGACAGACCGGTAAGTCTACTACTGTTGTGGCATTTCTTTTACATTATGCTGTATTTAATGATAATGTAAACATTGGTATTCTGGCAAACAAAGCAGCAACTGCAAGAGAACTATTAGATAGGTTGCAAACCGCATATGAAAATTTACCCAAGTGGATGCAGCAGGGAATTGTTTCTTGGAATAAAGGATCTTTGGAATTGGAAAATGGAAGTAAAATCTTGGCTGCTTCTACTTCTGCTTCTGCGGTTCGTGGTATGTCATTCAATATCTTATTTTTGGATGAATTTGCGTTCGTCCCAAATCACATTGCAGATTCATTCTTTGCATCGGTATATCCTACGATTACTTCAGGAAAGCAAACAAAAGTAATTATTGTTTCTACACCACACGGTATGAATCATTTCTACCGCATGTGGCATGATGCCGAAAAAGGAAAAAATGAATATGTCTATACAGATGTTCATTGGAGTGAGGTTCCAGGTAGAGATGAGGAATGGAAAAAGCAAACTATTGCAAATACCAGCGAATCTCAGTTTAAAGTTGAGTTTGAATGCGAATTCTTAGGATCTGTAGATACTTTAATTGCACCATCTAAACTCAGAACGCTTGTCTATGATGCGCCCAAGACACGTAGCGCAGGTTTAGATGTTTATGCAGATCCCCAAGAAAATCACGATTATCTTGTCACTGTAGACGTTGCTAGAGGTGTTGGGAACGACTATTCAGCATTCACAGTCATAGACATTACAGAGTTTCCTCACAAAGTTGTTGCGAAATATAGAAATAATGAAATAAAACCAATGCTTTTTCCAAGTATAATTCATGAAGCAGCGACTGCTTATAATAAAGCGTATATTTTATGTGAAGTAAATGATGTTGGAGATCAAGTAGCAAGTATTCTTCAATATGATTTAGAATACAGCAATCTTCTAATGTGTTCTATGCGAGGAAGAGCAGGTCAAATTGTTGGACAGGGATTTAGTGGAAAGAAGACTCAATTAGGCGTTAAAATGTCTAAAACTGTTAAAAAAGTCGGATGTCTTAATCTCAAAACAATGATTGAAGAAAGTAAATTACTACTCAATGATTATGAGATTATTAGCGAACTCACAACATTTATTCAAAAACACAATTCATTTGAGGCTGAAGAGGGTTGTAATGATGATCTTGCGATGTGTTTAGTAATCTATGCTTGGTTAGTTGCTCAAGATTATTTTAAAGAGTTAACAGATCAAGATGTAAGAAAAAGATTATATGAAGAACAAAAAAATCAAATTGAGCAAGATATGTCACCGTTTGGATTTATATCTGATGGTTTAGATAGTAGTACTTTTGTTGATGTTGATGGTGATAGATGGTTTGTTGACGAATACGGAGATCGCTCTTATATGTGGGAATATATGTAGATGGAATTGGACAAACAGATAAAATTAAGTCATTTATTACTTGCTGATAGAAAATGTAGAACTTGTGGTCAAATTAAAAACTTAATTGATGAATTTTATAGAACAAGAAAAGATAGAGGTCCAGTATCGTCATCATATTCATATGAATGTAAAGAATGCACTGTAAAAAGAGTTACTAAAAAAAGAAAAAACTATTCATTATCTACAGAATGGCAATATCCAGATTGGTAGTTTCATTCACGTCCAATTTCCCCCCTGTAAAGTAATTTTTTAATAAATAATTTTTAGATAAACTGAGACTTTACGGAGAAAAACATGGCGACTCCTCAATTATCTCCAGGCATATTAGTCAGAGAGGTTGATTTAACTGTAGGAAGAGCTGATAATGTAATAGATAATATTGGTGCAATTGCTGGACCTTTCAGAATTGGACCGGTAAATGAGGTAATTGATATTACAACTGAACAAGAATTGATCAATACTTTTGGAAAGCCAATTTCAACAGATGGACAATATGAGTATTGGATGAGTGCGTCATCATTCCTTTCATATGGAGGAATTCTTAAGGTTGTGAGAACTGATGGAAGTACTTTAAGAAACGCCAATTCAAATAGAAGCGGAACTTCCTCATCAACACTTAAAATTAAAAATTTTGATGATTATAATTCATCATATTCTAATGATACTGTTACTTGGGGATTTGCAGCAAAGACTCCAGGAACTTGGACTAATAATCTTAAAGTTTGTTTGATTGATGATAAAGCAGATCAAACAATAAATACAAGCACAATATCTATTGATGGAGGTGCTGGTGACGATATTAAAATTGGGTATGGAGTATCCGTATCATTATCAAATATAACTATTGCTGGAGTAGGTACTACTTCTAGTTTTACTGGATATTTAAAGGCAATTGTAACTGGTATTACCACATCTGGCGGAAGTCTCAATCCTGGCATAGGAGTTACTGATCCACTTTCAATAGATGTAAAAATATTATCAAGAGTAAGTTCTACTGGAACCGAAACTCCGATTAGTTATGCACCAGGAAATGATGGATTCTGCTTTAAATCCGGAACTTCAATATCAATTTTAAACAATTCGGGTGCCGAACAAAATGCATCTTATACGATCCCAACAAATGGTGTTGTTGATTGGTATGATCAGCAAACTTTATCTTTAACAAACTCAACTTTATATTGGAAATCAATTGCTCCAAAACCCGTTTCCAATAATTATTCATTATCCAGAAATGGGAAAAATGATGCTCTCCATGTTGTGGTTATTGATGATACTGGTTCAGTGACGGGAGTTCAAGGAAATCTTTTAGAAAAGCACTTAAATCTTTCAAAGGCAACTGATGCTGTTTCTGGAGAAGATTCTCCCGAAAAGATATTCTGGAAGGATTATCTTGCTTTAAATTCAAGTTATGTTTATGCCGGACACAATCCATCAACAGGATCTAATGGATTTGTATCGCCATCTGCTTTCTCTAATTCATTCACTGGCATAACAACTGCAAATGGATTGTGGAATAGACCTGCCCAAGGAGTAACATTTAGTGTTATTGGAAATGCTGGTTATACTTTAACCGGAGGAGTTGATTATTCCTCGGCAAATGGAATGTCATCAACACTTGGAGATCTTGTAACTTCATATGGTCTTTTCTCAAATTCAGATGAAGTTCAAGTTGATTACTTAATAATGGGTCCTGGACTTACCAATAAAGGTGATTCTCAAGCAAAAGCAAATTATTTAATTTCTATTGCGGAGCAAAGAAAAGACTGTATTGCAACCATTTCTCCACATCGCTCAGATTTATTGGTTGGAAGTGCCACAGAGGGATTTGGTCCAATAACTAATTCAGCAACTCAAACTGATAATGTAATTCAATTCTTTAGTCCTCTGTCCTCCTCATCATATGCCATTTTTGATAGTGGATACAAATACACTTATGATAGATTTAACAATAAATTTAGATATATTCCTTGTAATGCAGATATTGCTGGTTTAATGGTTAGAACAGGGATTGTTGCATATCCTTGGTTCTCTCCAGCTGGGCAACAAAGAGGTGTTTTAAATAATGCAATTAAACTTGCATACAATCCAAATAAAGCACAAAGAGATCAATTATATCCATTAAGAGTAAATTCTATAGTCAATCAACCTGGATCGGGAATTCTTCTTTTTGGAGACAAAACTGCACTCTCTTACTCATCTGCTTTTGATAGAATCAATGTAAGAAGACTTTTCTTAACGATTGAACAGTCTCTCCAAAGAGCAGCAAGAGCTCAATTATTTGAAATTAATGATGAAATTACAAGAGCCAATTTTAAAAATATTGTTGAGCCATATTTAAGAGACATTCAAGCAAAAAGAGGTCTTTATGGATTCTTAGTTGTTTGCGATAGCTCAAACAACACTCCTGATGTTGTCGATAACAATGAATTTAGAGCTGATATTTATTTAAAACCAACTAAATCAATTAATTATATTACTCTAACCTTCGTTGCTACCAGAACTGGGGTAAGCTTTGAAGAAGTTGCTGGTAGAGTTTGATTTATTTTTTAAAAACAAAAGGAGGAACTAAAAATGGCACATTCTATTAATGACTTTAAATCAGCTCTTTCGGGTGGAGGGGCTCGCCCAAATTTATTTCAGGTAGATTTAACTCTTCCAACTACAATTGATCCAGATGAAAAATATGAGGATGGAAAATTTTCCATCCTCTGCAAATCAGCTGCTTTACCGGCATCAAATATTGCTTCAATTGATGTACCATTCAGAGGAAGAATTTTTAAAGTTGCTGGAGATAGAACATTTGACACTTGGACAATCACGGTAATTAATGATCAAGACTTTGCAATTAGAACTACTATGGAATCTTGGATGCAGTCTATTGGACAATATGCAGATGCAAGCGGTTTTACTAATCCTGCCAGTTATATGGTAGATGCTACTGTAAAACAATTTAAGAGAGGTGATAAAGGAAGTACTCTTAGCACTTCCTCAAATCCAAATGCAACAGGATCTGGTCTTGATATTGCGAAGGTCTATAAGTTTTATAGCATTTTCCCAACTAGTATTTCGGCAATTGATCTATCATATGATAGTTCAGATACAATAGAAGAGTTTACTGTAGATTTCCAAGTTCAATACTGGGCACCAGAACCCGTTAGAAATCAATCGTAATAAATACTCTATAACATAAAAATAATAAATTATGGCAAAATTATTTGGATTTTCAATAGAAAATGATGAACCACTGTCTCCTGGAGTGGTCAGTCCAGTTCCTCCAAATAATGAGGATTCAACTGACCACTACCTAAGTAGTGGTTTTTTTGGTTCTTATGTAGATATTGAGGGTGTTTATAGAACTGAATTTGATTTGATTAAAAGATATCGTGAAATGGCCCTTCACCCAGAGTGTGATAGTGCTATTGAAGATATTGTAAACGAAGCAATAGTATCGGACACTAATGATACTCCTATAGAAATTGAACTTTCAAATCTAAATGCAAGTGATGGTATCAAAAAGAAAATAAGGCAGGAGTTTAAATATATTCTTTCCCTTTTAGATTTTGATAAAAAATCTCATGAAATTTATAGAAACTGGTATATTGACGGGAGATTATACTATCACAAAGTAATTGACATCAAAAATCCACACGAAGGAATTCAAGAACTTCGTTACATTGATCCAATGAAAATGCGTTATGTGAGGCAGCAAAAAAAAGATCCAAAAGATAAGTATAGACTATCAAACATTAATAGTGATAATCCAATGGACTTTGAATTTCCTCAAATTGAGGAATATTTCATTTATAGTCCAAAAATGACTTACCCAACAGGAAACCCATCTTCTATGGGTGGATCACAAGGTATAAAAATGTCGAAGGACTCTATTACCTATTGTACATCTGGTCTTGTTGATAGAAATAAAGGATCGACACTTTCATATCTCCATAAAGCAATTAAGTCTCTCAATCAGCTGCGAATGATTGAAGATTCTCTTGTTATTTACAGACTATCTCGCGCACCAGAGAGAAGAATTTTTTACATTGATGTTGGCAACCTCCCCAAGGTAAAAGCTGAACAATATCTTCGTGATGTTATGATGCGTTATCGTAACAAACTTGTATATGATGCAAATACGGGTGAGATTCGTGATGACAAAAAGTTTATGGCAATGCTTGAAGATTTTTGGCTTCCTCGTCGTGAAGGTGGTAGAGGGACTGAAATTACTACTCTTCCTGGTGGACAAAATCTTGGAGAAATTACCGATATTGAATATTTTAAAAAGAAATTGTATCGTTCTTTGAACGTACCTCCATCAAGAATGGATGGTGAAGGCGGATTTAATCTAGGACGTTCATCAGAAATTTTACGAGATGAAGTCAAATTCAGCAAGTTTGTTGCTCGTTTGAGAAAGAGATTTTCATATATGTTCCATGACATGCTAAAAACTCAACTAATTCTCAAAAATATTATTACTCCAGAAGATTGGAATATTATGGAAGAGCATATTCAATATGACTTCCTGTATGATAATCATTTTGCAGAACTTAAAGATGCAGAACTTCTCAATGAAAGATTAAATATGGTTCAAATTGCAGAACCATATGTTGGTAAGTATTTCTCTCAAGATTATGTGAGACGCAAAATTCTTCGACAAACTGATGAAGATATCATTGAGCAAGATAAAATTATTAAAAAAGAGATTAAAGATGGAATTATTCCAGATCCAAATGCGCCGGTTGATCCAACAACTGGTATGCCATTAGGTCCTGAAACGGCAGGAATGGATTTGGGACAACCGGTAATGGAACCAGAAGTTAATGCTTCTATAACAGATCCTTCAACAAAAGCAGTAGAAATGCCCAAAGGTGGCGAGATATAAATAGAAGAAATTATTGAAAGGTATTAAAATGGATGATCTTTTAGATATGATTGCTGCCGACGAATCTCCTATTCAGATCAGCGACAAAATTAAAGAACTTCTCTTTGCAAAATCCGCAGAGAAAATTGATGATTTTCGTCCTCTAGTTGCAAATTCTATGTTTAACCAAACTACAGAAACAACCGAGGAAGAATGAAATCTTTCAAACAATTCATCTCAGAATCTGTAAATATTTCCGGCGACTTTAACGGAAATCTTTATATAAATTCCAACCAACCAGAACCACAATCAGTTGGTGAGGAATATGTCGCAGATGTTTTCTGGAATGGAAGTCTTTATAGAATGGAACTAACCACAAAAAATGGAGTTCCCTCAAAACAAGATTTAGGTGAACAATTGCAAAATGAATATCCAGGAGCAATTGTTCATCAAATTTATCCAGCAATAGAGAGAAATATTAATATTAAAGACACAAAAAGATATCATCCATCAAAGTTAGAATGGATTTAATTTATGGCAATTTGGAATAAATCCACACAAGACTATCTGAACCAGGAAAGAACCCTTCATGAGGTTTATATTCGTGCTGATGAGTATGGAAACCTTTTAAATGAGAGTGCTTGTTCTAAATCTACATTTGGGGAGAATTTAGCAATTCCACTCACACCCAAAATTCAGGGTGATGCGATTTATGGATTAGACCCAAGAAATTTTGAGACTTTTAAGTATTCTAATAGTGGAATTGCAACTCACGAAAACAATACTTTTAAGGTTGGTTGTGGAACAGATGCAAACTCTTATGGTGTTATAAGAAGCAATAACTTTCTTAGATATCGTCCAGGACAAGGTGTAGTTGGTAGATTTACTGCATCATTCTCCGAGAACCCAGTAGGTTTTACTCAAAGAGCAGGATTTTTCAATCAAGAAAATGCCCTCCAGATTGGATATGCTCATACGAATGGACAGTTCGGTATTCTTCGTGCTACTGGAGGTAAGGCACATATTCACCAATTTACATTCTCTACTCTCAATAATGGTAATGTAAATGTTACTATTAACAATGTAGGTTTTGCAACAGTTGCAGTATCTTCAGGAAATCTTGAAGGTAATATTGCACAACTTGTTCAGGGATTAAGAGCACAACCAACCTTTAATGCTTTATACCTCGCAGAATATGACCAAACAAAAATTGAATTCCTTGCAACATCACTAGGATTTCAATCTGGTGCAGAAAGTATCACAAGTAGTGGAACAGTTACATATACTCACTCAGATTTGCAGTCTGGTGCAACACAAACAGAATACTGGACACCACAGGAAGATTTTAATTTAGATAAACTTGATGGAACTGGATACTCTGGTGTTACACTAGACCCATCAAAACTGAATGTTTATCAGATTAACTTCCGTTGGTTAGGTGCTGGAGAAATTCGTTATGCAATAGAAAATCCACTGAATGGAGATATGATTTTCTTCCATCACGAACACTATTCTAATAGATATATAACTCCGCACTTAAATAATCCATCACTCAAACTAGGATATGTCGCAGCAAATCTTTGTGGTGCTACA